CGTGAATCAAATCGTTAAGAAGGATTTGTCATGCGTCCTGTTAAGGTGCGTGGCCCTAGCGCGATGCTAGGGCGTCCAGTGCCTCACACCGAGAGCATGCAGAGGTACACGTATAATCTCGAACGCCGTACGGCACTAGAGATTTGTAAGGACTACAATACTCCTCGGAGTATGGCAGTCTGGTACCTCTTGTCTGAAGACTCTCCCGAGTCTGTGGGCCAGTTACTTAACCTCCCGCCTCCGATCCAGCGTCAAGCTGGACACCTTGTCCCCTCGCCTCGCGGCGTGGGTCGAGATCTCGTGCGTCGCATCACCGCCTACCTCGATGAGGTTTGTGTTGACGCGTTTGCTAGAGATTATTTGGTGTCAGAGGTGATGGTCAAGAACCCTGGTCTGAATTCAGGCATTGACAGAAGGGCGGCTGCTCTGAAGAAGTTCCTCGAGGCCGAAGAGGCTTGTGCACAAACCAATGATCGGTTATACCGACTCATCAACTGTGCCGATCATCCTTCATTGGTCCTTATCGGATCAATGAGGAGAACGATCGCAAAAGTTTTGGGAAGGCTTTCATCTCGAAAGCTCCAAACTGCTGCAACCTTCTTCGGTTTCGGTCCAGGGGCGACTTCTGCTGTATCTGGGGCCGATGTTGTGCTCTCAAGAAAACATGCAGGTGAACTGCATTGCACGCCTAGATTGTACCCTTACGTGAATGCCCTTACCGGGCCCGTATGGGGCGCTTTCCCAAGCGCCGGCACCTTCGTCTTAGACGAAAGCCGTACTACGACCGTTCCGAAGAACGCCAAGACTGACCGCGTTATCGCGATCGAACCCCACCTGAACATCTACGTTCAGAAAGGGATCGGCCACGTAATTAGGTCTCAGTTGAAGCACTTCGGCATCGATTTGAGCACTCAGGCTTGGAATCAGGTCCTCGCGTCAAAAGCTCTTGAATGGGAGCTAGCGACAGTGGACCTCTCCAGCGCTTCCGATACGGTTAGCCACCGTCTCGTGAAGTTACTGCTCCCACCGGAGTGGTATCAGTTGCTCATGCTCTGTCGTACTGACTTCACAGTCGTCGACGGGCAGCGTGTGGCCCTTTCAAAGTTCTCCAGTATGGGGAATGGGTACACGTTCGAGTTGGAGACGCTCATCTTCTACGCCGCTGCACTAGCCGTTGGATCCCACAAGGATCTAACGATGGTGTACGGCGACGACATTATTGTCGAGAGGAGAGTAGTCGACCAACTTATCGATCTCTTGAACTTAATCGGGTTCAAGACGAACGCGAAGAAAACTTGCACTACTGGAGTTTTCTACGAAAGCTGTGGGACAGATTGGTATTTGGGGGTCGACGTACGTCCCTTGTATTTCAAAGGAGACTATGTCGACCGAACCCAATGCCATTTTAGCATACCTAACGCTTTGCGTCGGTATGCTCATCGTCGCCGCGATTATCGCGGTTGCGATCTTAGTCTTAAGAAAGCGTGGTGGTCGGCTTACCGCCGACTTACGCCTCTCGAGAGACGGACCGCAATTCCAGATGGCTCTGGAGACGATGGACTCGTCCTTAACTGGGACGAGTCAGCACCTTCCCGACTGTGGTCGCGAGACTATCAGTCATGGCAAGGAAGAGTGCTCCCACTACGCCCCGCTAAGTCCTCCCGGACGGTAGCATCAGGAGCGTATGTTGCTTCACTCAGAGCTCTTCTGCAAGGGTTACCCCCTTCAGAAATATCCCGCATGGAGGAATCCATGCGGGGAAGAGTTGTGCGAAGCGACAAGCTACGATCTCAGCCCACCTTAGGGTGGGCTGAGCTAGGCCCC